CGTATAGCGGATATCGTTGGTGCTCGCGTAACGGACTCGCCTCATAACTCGCCTCCCAGCTTCCGAGCTACGGCCATACCATCGAGGTATTTATCTCCGAGTTTGCGAAGACCATACTCGGCAAGGAAAGAATCCTTGTCGTCTCGCAACGGGAACGCGATGGCGAACCAGTATTCGGAATCGGTCGGCTCCACGAGCTTCCTGGGACTGCAAGCCGAAACCAGCGCCCTGTGCAGGGCGGCGAACTCGGCGAGACAATCCTTCTCCAGATCATCGGAGTACTTGACATCGGCGAGCGGGTCAGGCGTCTTCTCCGCGAACCCGAGACCAGCACCGAACCCGACTCCGGCACCGAACGCCACGGCGGACGACTTGGCCGGCTTGTACGGGGCGAGTAGCTTCTCGATATCACGGTACGCATAGATCCGGTGGTTTTCGCCGAAGCCAAACCGTTCACGCCACCGCGCCATCTCGGCGGGGGAGGGGAAACACAGGCACAGCCAGAACTCGGTGTCGGTCGCATCCACGAAACGCTTGCGCTCCGCACGGGCGCGCTCCCGGTACTCCTTCGCGTTCTCGTCCAGATTTTCCGGCACCGGCTTCACAGCCTTCTTGCCCTTGGACTTCTTGGAAAAGTCGAATCGGAAATCACCTGACATGATCCACCTCCAACAAGGGAAACCATTCAAGCAGCATCGCGTAATCGTCCGGTGCCTTGTCCTTGAGCACCTTGGTGAACCTCTTATCGATGCCATCGAACGAACGCCCGAACCACGCATAATCACACGGCAGCTCGATATCATGCGATCTGATGCAGTCCAGCACCTCGCCCTTGAGCCAATCCCCGATAGGAGAGACCTTCTTGAGATTGCGCCGCCAGTACCCGTACTGGACGAACGCGCCACGACGCTGAATCGAATCGGCCGCACGCACGCCATCCGCGCACCACGTGCTCTTATCCAAGCCCACGTCGGCGCGGATGAAATCCCACATCTGCTCATACGACGGCTCCGGCAAACGCGCCGCCTCGATATAGCGCAGACGTTCGGGAGCCTGGAACACCGCATTGTTCAACCACCGGTACAGCGACGGGTGCGGATACCTTTTGATTCGGGTCTGGAACTTCTGCTCGAAATAATCAAGCTCCTCGTCCACGAACCTCAAACCGGGCACATAGTACAAATACGCGGGAACGACCTCGATGCCCATATCCCGCATCGCCAGCCACGCGGCTATGGAATCCTTGCCGCACGAAAACGCCAACAACACGGGCCTGCCATCAGCGGCCAGCTTCTCGCGCACCGCCAGACTCGTACCCTGATTACGAATAACCGTGGTCACTTCGGCCACCTCCTTCCCGTCATGCGAATAAACCGCGAACGCGAATAAAACTCGACACCGGCACGCCGGAAACTCGACTCCGACGACTCCACGAACACATGCAACCCATGTCCACTGGACGAAACCTCCGCATAGATCGCATCCGGCAACAGCTCCAACGCCTTCGCGGGCGGACTGGTCAAATCAACATGGTCGAAATCCCAGCACGCAAGCCCATCGCCGAGCATGATGCCATAGCCGTCGCCGGCCTTCGAGCGCATGACCTCCGGGTATGACGCCCAGGTATCGGGATCAGTCGAACTGGCTGGTGACCCATCGCACATAATCGGGCGCTTGCCATCGGCGCGCACCCAACGGCGCAATGCCTTGAGTTCCTGCGGTATCTGATGTTTGCGGCTCCACGCCTTGCGGCATCTGTCCGAGCAAAACAGTCTCGGACGCCTAGGGTTCGGTGTGGATTGAAAGAAATGGCCGCAATTCCTACATTGGTTGACCATAGCTATTACTATAGCATATATTCCAACGATTCGCAACACTAATTTCGTGACATATCAAAACTTCGGAGAATCAAACGTAACAGCCTCGGAAAACAACGGGACAAAACCATCAAAACCATGCCGGAACGGCTCTCACAGGCCCATGCAGGCACCCCGGCGACCAAACGTGCGAAGAGTCACACGGGTTGCGGGGGGATGCAGGCGCTAGGACCTGTGGGGAGCCTCGCATGGGAGGGGAGGGGGTTGGCCCCCGGTTACCATTGGCGGCTGATCGGGATGGTGTTTTGTGGTTGTTTTGTGTTTTGGTGACCTGTGGTGGTGATTTTGTTGCCTTTTCGCTGGTTGCAGATCCTGTGTGCGAGTTGGGTGTTGTCGAAGCTGACTGGCGAGCCGCCTCGGCTGAATGGAATGATCTCATCGAGCTCACAGCTGAGTGGGTGTGGTGTTTTGAGTGTGAGGTCGATGGGTTTGCCGCAGAGTGCGCAGATTGGGATTGGGCCCTCGGCTGCGATATGTCGGGCCTTGCATTTGCGGCGGGCTGCTCCATTTTGGTATCTGCCTGAGCCTGCCTTGTTGCCTATGGTGTTTCCCTCCTGTGTGGGGTGGAGGTGGCTTGAGTGGGATTCGATACCCACTCTGCTGTTGGGTCACTATGGCCGTGGCATACGCGGTTGGCTTCGATCCAACGACCTGCGGTTTTGGAGACCGCCGCTCTACCTGCTGAGCTACGCGCATAGGTGGTCATGCCCGTGGCACATGACCATTGGGTGGATATGAGTAAAGCCCCTGAACCGGTTGATTCAGAGGCTTTCACACTAATCCTGATACGGAGTATACCACGATGCGGCAACAGCCTACTGCCGGTTGGAATATGCCATTGCCATGCTGACTATCTCCCTGATGCTGAATTCGTAGTATCCGTCTTCCACTGGTTTGCTGCTGGGGAGTTTGCCCCGGCGTATCCACATGATGATTACTTTGCGGCTGACCTCGTATCCGTAGTTGTCTTTGAGCCATTGGCTCATGCCTGCCGGGGTTTTTGTCAGGTGGATGGTTTCTGCCTTGGCTTGGCTTTGTTCGCGTAGCTCGGCCACGTTGATTGGGTTGCCGCATTTGCATAGCAGCAGCGATTCTCCCTTCGCGGCCATGACCTCGCGTCCGCATTCGGGGCAGACGCCGATTATCCGGCGCGTGCGCGGCCTTCTGTCCACCAATGGCATGATGCGCTGGTTCATGCGGATCAATTGGCGCAGGAATCGGCCCGCGTGCGTGGCCTGGCATAGCCATGCGAGATGTGACTGCATGCGGGGGATTAGGCGTTGCCATTTGTCGCTCCACACGGCTCCCGCGTCGTACCATGCGTCCTGCAGCAGGATTTCGGCTTCGTCCAGCAGGTCGATGGCGTGCATGTTGACTGGTGCGGGTGCCTCGCCGCCCTGCGGTTTCCCGCCGCTGCCGGGCTCTGTGAGCTTGTACTCATGCCGTGCGACCCGCTGCAATAACTGCATGTTGCGGTGTAGCTGGTGGAGTGTCTTGGCGTAGGTGCGGCGGCAGTCCCGGCAGAGCGTCCATGGTGCCTCGACCTGCTGGTTGCCGCAGTATTGGCATGGTTCGGTGGTGATGAACATTATGTTGAAACCCTCCACGTTCCGGCTATCATGGTGCTTGGTGAGCGTGCCCTCCATCTTTTCGGTGGAGGGTTTCGTTTTTTTTACTCTGAATTCAGTGTTTTTACTCTGAATTCAGAGTAATGGTTCGATGAATTCGGGCGTGAAATCATCCTTGTGGGGTGCGGGCGTTTCCGGATGGGCAATGATGTACAGCACCTCATCCAATGGCACGCCGAGCAGCTTCGCCGTGTACTCGGGCGTGGCCGCTTTGCTCCGATGCCATTTGAGTATTTCCTCGCGTTTGAGACTGCTTACGCTCATGATTCCTCCTTGAGCGTGGCGACATATGCGATGGCCTTGCGTTCACGCTTCGCATACTTCTCGCATTTGCGCTTGAGACGTTTGAGGCTCATGGCATACAGGAACTCTCTGAAGTTACCGTCTTCGCAGATTTTGGCTCGATAATGGCCGCAGGTGCCTTCCGCGCCGATTCGCGCGGCCAAATGGTCTGTAAGCTGAATCTCGTTCATGCGTTTTCCCCTTTCTCGAAAGTCTCGATCATTTCCATCAACGCGGCCTGATACGACTCATGCCATTTGGTGCGGTAATGCATTCGGTCAACGCACTTGAACCGATAGCGTTTCTCCTCGGAGCCTTTCACGGTTCCTGTAGCAGCCTTCAGGTGTCTGCCACATTGGGGGCAGTAAAAGCTTTCGCCGTTGAGAATGAAATCGGAGTCCCGCACGTCGCCTTTGCCGACTATCCGGTAGAGGTCATCAAGCCAACTCATCGTCCACCTCCATTTGTTTGTCTAACCATTTGTTAAGCAGGACGCGGGCCGCAACACGTCGGGCTTTGGCACGTCGGGATTGGTATCCGTTCCGACGTCGGACGCATTCGGCGCAGGCCCGCCGCGTCTCATCGAAGAACACGTTGCGCCGCGGGTCCCAACGCTTGATGTCCACCGAGGAACTATCGCCGTGCAACGGTTTACGACACAAGTAGCAGTCACTCATTGTCCGCCTCCTATTTCCTTCTCTCGCGCCATGACCTCCACTTCCACGTCGTCGGCGAGCATCCTCAGCACGCCAGCGAGCGTGCCATACGATTCGGCGGTCGGATACACCGTCTTGCTGACATACACGTCCCACCTGTCGGAGCCTTGATGGTTGTCGGCCTTGAGGATAATGAGCGGGTCGGCGTCGATGAAACGACCGTCCTTCATGCCCCGCACTTTGAGCATCAGACGTATCGAATCCGCCTGCTCGCTCGTGTTGCCCAGAATATTCAGAGTGCTCATCGTCTGCCTCCCAGACTCTCGCGAATCAGCTTGTATTTCCGGTCTCCGTTGCACATCGCGTTCCAACAACGGATAGCATCCAGATAGCAGTTGCCTTTGTATGGCGCAATGTCCCATAACATGAGGCACCGCTGCCGGCAATGCGCGCACTGGAAAATCAGACGCCAGTACGAGTGGGCAAACGGTCGGGCCACTCGCTCCCATTTCGCCTTGACCTTGCCCCCGCATTTGGGACACGGGCTAATCCTGTGAAAACGCATCCGCTGCTTGTAATCACTCATTCTTCCGTTGCCTCCTTCGGCTTGGTGTCATAGCTGATGTCGATGATGCGAACCACGTTGAACTCTCGTCCGCAGTCCTCGCACTCCTCCTCGAAGTATTCGTCATTGCCGCCGCATTCATACGAATCTTCGTATCGGTGCCCGCAGTAGGGGCATACGATTTCGTCGGTACCATCGAACTCGGTCGGCTCACCCAAATCGATGAGACGCTTCTTCGGAACGCAATCACGGCAATACGTCTTACCGTCAATGGTTTCGCCACAACGTTTGGTCATGAGGTCGCCGCACATATCGCAGTGGATAAGATTGCTCATTCTTCCGTCGCTTTTCCTTGCATTGCCTTGACTGCGAGTCGCATGGCGTCGTAGTATTCGGCCCTCAACGCGCAGTCAGAATCCCATTGAGGGTAAGAGTCGGGCTTCAACGCCTCGTAGAACGCTTTCGCCCCGGCTACGATTTCCTCGTCCGTGGGCCGGCGCGTGGCTCCGGCGATAAAACCGGCCTCGTATTCCTTGCCCTTGGTCGTGCCACGTGCTTCCTCGGGGGATAGACGGACACCTCGTCGGATGACAGCCCACTTCGCGTCACTGCTGATGATGCTCATAGCCCGCGCCTCCATGCCTTAATCGGGTGAGTCGGATCTAAATCGAACGACTCGCAAAAACACGAATACGCGATACATGCGAGTATCACCACCATGCTTATAGCGAATACCGCTACAAGCACCACAGCGAAAAAGATAACTACGCCCTCCAGAATGCCGTTCATGCTTCCACCGCCTTAGCCGGGCGGAATGGTGCAAATTGAGTCGTTCTGCTAACACTCCATGCCTCTTCGATATCATTCAACTGGCGAAGAAAATCACCATCAAAACACCAGACGGCATCATCCTTGTCCAACCACAGTCCAGGCTTGTCAGGAAGCCGGGGCTTCGGACGGAGCCCGTAGGTGAAGGCGTTGAAGCCAAGGGCGATACATTCCTGCCCGACAGCGCCGTATACCCGACCCCAGAATCGGTTACGGCCTTTTTCCACATCTGTGACCTTGTAGCGGTTGCCGTCGAGCATAACGGCAATATCTTTCTCTTGGAGGTCATCAGCCTCCTCGATACGCTCGTAGTTGGGGTCATCCAACAATTCAATGGACTCGATGTCCCTGTAGGGGACGAAGCGCTCTGCCCCTCGATTGGCAGAAATGGGCACGACGGAGCCGTTTCTACTGCGCCTAATGTGCCCGGAACAGTCGGTGATTCCTGTAAGCACGGCACCGGCCACAAATGTGACCTTGACGTGCAGGTTTGCCATCTCTTCGCATGTCTTGCCTTCCCAGAATGGTTTCTCACTGCTCATGGTTGTTCTCCTTCTTTTCGTTCGCTTCGAGCGCGTCCAGCAGATCGCATTCGGCGAGCATGAGATGCGCCTGGGCGCGGGTCATTGATTTCAGCGTCTGCGCGTCGGCGCCGGCCATCCAGCCGAGAGCATTCACTTTCTCTTCGAGCAGGTGGGTTTGCGTCGCGAGATCACGCAATCGTTCGTCAAGCAGCATGGTCATCGGTTTCCTCCTTGTTGAGTCGTGTTTCGATTTCGATGCACAAGTCGAGCGCCGCCGTGAAACCGGCCTGATAGGCGTATAGCGCGGTCTCCGGCCTGCTCATGCCGCCAATCTCCGTGGCCTCCAACAGCCACGCCATCGCACGCTCCTGCGGGGTCGGGAACTTTTCGGCCATCACGCGCCCCTCAGAATCGAGCCGAGCGAGGCAGCACCCAGCTTCTGGGCACCTGCGAACCGTCTGGCCGTGGAACGTGACTTCGGCTGCGCGGCGGGCAGTTCGAGTGGGTTGCGCATGGTCAACGCCTGCTGCTGCGCCTGCTCCGGGCCGTTGCCGAGCATCCGCTGGCGGCGGTACATCCACGCCTCGTCCGCGGATAGGCCCCGCGCCTCGCATTCGCGCGCTATCTGCGCCTCAGAGGGCTTCGACTCGTTGCGCATCCTGCGCACGATGGCGTTCACATCGCCGGAACCGCACCAGCAACCCGTGCTGTTGTCCGCGTAGAAGCGCTTCACCGCCTCCAACGCCTCTCCCAGCGTCATGTCCGCGCGAAGCTCCTCGTGGAACGTGCGAGCCTCCAAGTCGGTGATGGCCGCGTTGCCGTGGTGGACGCGAATCTTCGCCAGCACGAGCGTGCTTTCCTTGAGCGTCAGCATGTCAGTACTCCTTCCCGTGATTGGTTTTCGGCGGCTTCCTCGGCCGCGTAGTGGGCTATCAGTGCCGCGTTCGCGTCCTGGTTGGCCTGCGAACGGTTCCACGCCGATGGCGAGGGGCGTGCGGTCGGCTCGGGTTTGGCCGGCAGCGGGTCATCGTCCCAGTGTTCGCCGTCCAGCCAGTTCGCCGGGGTGAGCGTGTAGCCGGGTTCCCGGTTCGGGTCGGCGGCGTACCTCGACGCCTTGGCAATCAGGAACGTGTTGTTGGTTTTCCTCCGCGCCTTCCGCCAAGCCTCGAAGGCCTTGCGTTTGCCGGTCTTGCGCGGATAGGTCTGCCAGAACTGCTCGAACTCGATGGGATAATCCTCGTCGGCTCGCTCTGCGGCCCCCTCGGCTTGCGAGGGGGGTTGGGGGAGAGAGAATTCTTCGTTAGAAGAATTCTTTTGGTTATTGGTTATTGGTTCTTGGTTCTTGGTTAAAGAGTCCCAGCGTGACTCGGGTGTGACATTCGAATTGTCACGGCGTGACATGCTTGTGACATTCGTTTCGTCCCCGCGTGACTCGGGTGTGACATCGGCTTCGGAACGCTGCTTGCGCTTGCGGTTGCGAGCACCCTCCGCCCTCGTCTCCACCTGTTCGCGGCTGGACTGATGGGAAAGATAATCGTGGATGCGGTAGGAGCCGTCGTCCGAATGTTCGAACATGCCGACCTTGATCAGCGCTTCGATGTCCTCTTCGGTCGCGTTGAGCTGGTAGATCACGTCGTCCTCGCTCATCACGCCGTCGTTGAGCACGTCGGAACAGAAGGAAATGGCCATGCAGTACACTCCAAGTGCGCTCGGACGCATACGCTGTAGCTTCAGCACTTTCGTGTTCGAATGGAAGCCGTTACTCAGCTTCCCGTAGCCCTGTCTGGCCATCATCGGCCTCCTTTCTCTTGTCTCTTCGGTATTCGGCTATCAGTTCCAGCAGTTCGGGGCTGGCGGCGATTATCTCGCTGGGCTTCAGCCCTCGCCATTGGTCTTGGGTTTGCGGTGGTAGCCGCCACGCGAACCGGTGCGACGGCTGCCACCGATGTAGGTATGAGGGTTAATCCTGGCCATCGTCCGGCCCCAACGCCAAGCCGTCGTTCAGCAGGAGCGCGAACAATTCGAGCGGCATCCACACGAGCATCGGATTGGAGGGCACCGGCCTCGATTCGCCGCGCAGCCGGTTCGCGAGCTCGCGGCGAATCCGGTAGTCCGGTTCTAACACGTGCCCCATGTGAGTGGCGAGGAACCGTTCGAGCGTTCCGATGTCGAACACGGCCATCTGCCGGGCCATGCCCTTGAGGCTTTTCACGCCCACGCCCTTGCGGTGTTGGATGAGCACCCCGTAGGGAGTGTCCATGTTCGCCATCTCCACTTTGAGCTCACGCCAGTGCTTGCGATAGTTCGGCATCTTCGTGTCCTTGCATTCCACGCACACCGGCTCGCCATGAAACATGACGCCGATCAGATCGCCCTGGTCGGCGTTGCCATGCAACGGCATACGGTCGATGCGCGTGTCCTGCAACGCCCACGCGAGGTAACGCACGGTCCACGTCTCGAGGCTTGTGCCTTTGCTTTTCGATGGGTTCGCCATCATCTCTCCAATCCGTAATCCGCGTACATCTCGTCTGCTTCCAAAGCGCATTCCGGGCATGGAATCGGTCTTGCCGGGTACAGCGTGCACCCGTGCTTCTCGCAGACCGGTTCCACGTCCGGCGGCGTCTCATCGTGATACAAATGCAGCATCAGAAGCTCGGATCACTGGACCATGGGTCGGAGGCCGGAGGCTGAGACTGCTGGAAGCCACCTTGCGACTGCTGCGTGTAACCGGTCTGCGCGCCGTAACCCTGCTGTCCGCCGTTCTTCTGGCGAACGTTGGTGATGGCCACAGCGCTGGCGTTGACGTTGCAGCTTGCGGCGGGCTCGCCCTTCTTGTTCGTGTAGGCGTCGAGGCCGCTGATTTCGCCCACGATGGTCACGTCCACGAACTGGTCTTGATTCTGACGAAGTTGGTTGATCTGGTCGAACACGGTGTTGAGGTTCGCGTAGCCCGCAGGCCACACCGAGTAGTACTGTTCCGGCTGGCTGACCCAGTTGCCGTTACGGTCACGGTAGCCGGGCGACACCGATACGCTCAGATACCTTTTGCCGTTCTGCGTTTCTCGCACGCCCCACGCCGTGCCCTGGATGATGATGCTCGTCCTGCCCGCCATGGTCACTCGCCTTCCTTCACGCTGGCCTTCACCTTCACGCTGGCCTTC